GGCGCAAACTGAGGCGGCATGCTCGGGGCATTATCTGGGGTAAGGGTATGAGTATTGGAGTTAGAGCCGCCTTTGCCTTTAGAGGCATTCTCAATAGCTTCTTTTTCCATCTCTAATTGTCTAATTAGGCGCTGTGTGAACCATGAGCGTAGACCAATTGGCAAATTATATGCCTCTAAGAAAGACCATCCTCCTGAATATTTCAGGAAAAAGAATTGTTCATACACGTTCTCCATGTATTCATCGGTCAGGCCAAAAAAAGTCCGCACTGAGCGGCACCTCCATGTCCTGATCGTAATTACACTCGCCACACTCAAAATGTTGAGTCATATCAACATTCGGCGCCGTGAGCTTATACGCCAACCTTAGATGGCGCGAATCAGAAGATGGCATATTTTCAACAAGGTATCTAATCGCATCAATACTTGAGTCACCGTTAACAGCAACAATTAACGATGCTAATTGGCGAGTAATACCGTGTTCTTGGCGTTGTTTTTTGTCCGCCTGTGCTCCGGCAGCGAGACGCTTTTCATCCGTCCCTGTCAAAAGCTTAAAAGTTACAATAACATTGGTTTTAGGCAATGTTACATCAAATGTACTATTTTGGTTATCGGTTACCGACATTGTGTTGTCGTCGTCGCCAGTATAAACCGATGCGTCGTTTAAGTCAAAAGAGTATTCCTGACTTTCGCCACATTGCGGGCATGTTACCTTAGTTGTATAGTCATTACCATATCCCGATACACGGGTGGCTACAATAATGGCGTTTCTGTCGCCGATGAACAGCGAGTCAGGATCAATTGCCTTGTTTATGATTAGGCTACCAATCACTCTATCGAGGGCAACGCCCTTTTTAAGCAATGTCCGCGATGTAAGCATATCTTCTTCTTTTGCGGTCATCTGCTTAATTTCAATCGCCGATTCACCATGTAATGGGTGGCCCGGCGGGTAGTATCTACCACCTGAAGGTAATTCCACAAATTCTGTTGGAATTACAAATGAGAAACCTCCCACTCCTTCGTTCATAGCTTGAACTGGCGGGGAAGTATCCTGTTGTTGAGCGCCTCCTTGGGAGCGATCTTGATTTCTAGACAATGTACACCTCTCGTTTTATTAACTTGTCATCATGTGTTAAAGAAGCTTGTTCCACCACCTGCTACTGCGACCGATGGGTTGGCGGTTTCAACGCGGGCCCAGTCGTACATAAGCTCAACTGTGGTGGTGGTAAGCTCATCGTCACCATATGAAAGTTGTCCAAGTTGAACGTCTTTAACAAATGCATTCCAAAGTGTCCAAGTTTCAAGTGGTTTACCGTCAGAATCAATTTGAGAAATGATAACGGTACCGAGGGCGCCGGCGGCCTTCGCCTTGGAAATAGAACCAAGAGAAGTTGCGTTAGCGGGGGGCTGATAGCCGGATAATCTTAAAATATCGGAGAACGTTGCTGTGACGTCGGGATTAACAGGGTCGACCATTTCAACGGAAATTGTATTCCAAGTGACAGCGCCCGGATAGTAAAACTTATGGTTTAGATAAGCATGCTCTACATTTTCAATAGTAAAGCTGGGCTTTGTTGTAGTTTTGGCGTACCATGCAATGGCACCACCTTGCTCAGCTTGAATTCCTTGGAATTCTATTGTAAATCTGAAATTTCTTTTTGGATCTTTGAGGGTTACGTCCTCTCCGAAGTTTGTTGACCAAAATGGCATTGTTTAAGTTCTCCTGTTTATAACAATAAATAGTGAGGGGAATTATTTTCCCCCTATGTTTTAATCATCAAATGATGCACCAGTGTTGAGGATTACGAAGTCAATAGCGATGAATTCGATGGCTCGTGCTGGTTTAATCATAATCTTAGCGTACATAATGTTTTGATCAACAAGATCAGGCGTCGTAGTAGACTCATCAAGGACTAGGCGATAGTCAGTGATACCGTATCTTGTCTTAACATTTGCAAGGAATGGTTCTACAAGTCCCTTGAAGCGGTTCCAAGTTGCCTGCACATTTTGCTCAAAGAGAATTTGAGTGGACAGGATGGAGATCTGCTTCTTGAGGTAGATAACCAAGCGGCGGACATTGATTCTATCAAGCGCTGATTGACGCTCTTGGAGAGTCTTTTGTCCGAACAACACGATACCAGAGCTTGGGAAAGAAGCAATTGGGTTAATGTTGTACTCGTAAAGGGTGTCGCGATCTTTAGAGGTTAATCTTTCGCTGACATTCACAATCGGGATTCCAGCGGCACCATCGGTAAGTCCGCCGCGGTTAAAGCCAGCGGGAGCAAACCAGACATCAGTCTTGGCTTCGGAACTTCCGAGAACACCAAGAATTGCAACGGTTGGTGGTATCCAGACAAGCTGTCCCGTTCCTTCGTCGCGGGTCTGTACCCATGGATAGAAGGTTGTTCCGTACGAGGAATCAAGCCTTCTGTCTCTAAGGCCAAGAGAAGCTTGGTCCGGATTCGTGCCGATTCTGCTAGAAATATCCGAGTAATATTGTTCGTGAGCAGGGATGTAGACGTTTGGAAGGTCAATCAAGGCCATCGCGTCAGCGCGCTCTTCGCAGATATCAATCATGCGCTCTGTAAGGGTCTCTTGAGTGAGACCGGGCGCTGTTAATAGGTTCATATCCGTCATCTCAGGATCTGAAACTGTATCAATCGCACGCCTATATGTGTGGAAGATATAGTTGTTGTCCTCTGTGGAAGTTGATGACATGAACGCATTGTATGTCGGATCTGGTCTGGTGATATCCCAGCCGTCGGCGCCACCCCAGAATGGAGCAGTAAATCGGTTATAGCCTGCATCGAGAATATCGGTGTAAGATGCGCTAGTGACAGAAGCCTCTGCTTTACGTGAACCGGAGTTATAGTAATATGCAGAGCCGGAAGTCTCAATATCATCTAATGAGAAGATATAGGACCATGCGTTGATACCTTTAGTAAGATATACGCCAGTTGTCGGATCGTCAGGGAAGTTTGCATATGGCAATCTGTGGAAATCTGCGCAACTCGCATCGGGCCTTGTAGAAGACGGACTACGAGTGGAACTGAATCCAAAGTACGCATTAGTGGGGTCTCTCAGTCCACCATCGGAAGCCGAAACTCTGATGGAGGAACTTGGGAACAACAGTGAACCACTTAAGCAATTGATGGTGGCGCCGGCATCGGTACCAACCGATCCAGACAATAATGGCTGGCGGGCTTCAGTTTCTTCTTTACCATTTCTGTTACCGTGAATAAACTGGTTGGCATTCAGAACAAACGAAGTTTCTAATGTTGACATACCAATTTCTGAACCCGTAATGCCAGTAACGGTCTTCGGCCTAGGAGGACCATAATAGCCAAACGGAACAAGCGATGAATCGGTTGCGCCGGCTTCAACATCTCCGTCAAGTTCAACATAAAAGTACTTAGACTTGTTTGGATAATCACCATAAGTTTTGAGCATCTTGTTGGTTGAATCCCATGCTACATATTGAGTACCGATCTTGCGGCCGATATAGCTAGGAGATTTTGGATCTAAACTACAGTTGTCAAATCTTTCTAGAACAACAACCTTGTTGTCTGTGTCTTTAATGTCCCGAACAACAACCGAGAAGGTGCCATAAGGATTTTGAGTGGTAGAAGATTGACGAATTTTTTCAATTGATACCTTGCAGTTCTTATGTAGCCATTCGCCATGGCCGCGGCCAACTAAGCGGAACAGCTTTTGAGCGTTTTGCGGTTCATAAGAGCCGGCGGCGCCCTGATCTTGGCCGATAAACCAACCAGCAACTGCTTCGCGCGAGGCTTGTGCCTTCATGTTAGCCGGCTGGTAGTCATTATCAAGCTCGCCGCCAAAGCCCATTGGAAGCAGAACGCCGAATGTCGTAGCCAAACTATGTAAGCCTTTTCTGCGCAGTGCTTGCTCGTAAGATTCGCCGAGCCAGTAGTCTTTTCTTGCCGAAGCAGGATAAAATGTAGTTGTGTTGTTACTAGCAACTTGAGGATTAGTGTTAAATCTCTTTCTAATAAATGTTTCTTGTGTGTCATCGAAGCCAAACGTAACTGTTTCTTGTGGCATGTTGCCGGAAACAATTAGCTGGTATAACCCATTTGAGTCTGATTGGATAGCGATACCGGTACCTTCGGAACCAAGATCTCCGGCATACCCAGAGGGATTCACGATATTACCACTTAAAAAGATTTTACCTTTGTTTAGATAAAATGTCGCTGCATGTGTGCCTTCGCCAATATTGGCCGAGGATCCTGAACGGAATATAAATAACCCGAATGCACCACCATTGGTGGAGGCAGCCGTAGTTGGTTTTCCTGAAGTGGCCCAGCCGGCTGCAGCATTACCACCCACAGATTTACCAGTACTGGTTTGTTGACCCAAAAGACGAATGAATGTCAGAGGGGCAACATTCGAACGAAGGAAAGCTTTAGCTGCATAGGTTCCATACATAGGTGACTGATAGTTACCATCACGGTAGACATCGCCACCTCCTGAACCGGCTACGGTATCTCCGAATTCTGTTACGAAATCTGAATATGAACTAACTTTGACCGGAGTCATCGCGAGGCCTCTACGTGAGCGCCCAATTACGACCGGCCCAATGGCATCTGCACTCTTGGGGATAAAAGAGTTATCAATCTCGTTGATAAAGACTCCCGGAGATACAAATTTAAAACTTTTCACTGACATTATGCGTCCCTCTCTTTGGTTTAATGTACTTTATGCTTGCGCAATCAAAGATAAATAGTATTTTTAATCCCAAAGACACTTCAGGAAGTGTTTTAGCCCCCAAAAAAGTCTTCGGTACCGGGAAGAGGTTCTGATTCACGGGGGAACATGAGTTCAACAATGCTTTCTTCGATCCTTACAATCGGACGATCGTCGTTTTCCCCTTCTCCCATTAAATAACCGAGGACCCGGATGTTTATTTCAGATGTAAACATTCTCATCTCTTCATCAAGATTGGACACATTATTACTATGTGTAAAGCTCTGATCAATAAAGGCCTCATAAGAGTGGCCGTTTCTTTTCATTGTAAAAGAGTTAATTTGGCCGGTTCTAGTGATGAATGGGGCCATCATCTCGTTCATCTGTTGTTGATACTCACATTTAATTACAATTTTGTACTCCACATTAACATATACAGGAATGGGAATAGAGAGTGTTTGAATCACTACCTTCTTATTGACTCTTGGCGAATATAACTGATTTTCGCCTGTTGTATCGTTTCTGACAGCGTTGACAACAGCAAAATTTCTTGTTTTGTCTTGTTTGATCTTTTTGGCCAAAATCATCCGGCCGGTTCTTCCATTTCTGTCTTTGGAATAAAGGTGCGCCTGATATGAACCCTTTCTTTCTGGATCTTTGGTTATATTTGTTCTCTCGACGCTTATCAGGGGCAACTTGAGGGCGCCCGCATCGTCTCGCAACTCTTTTTCGTTCTTAATCTGAAACGAGCGCTCGGGAGTTTGCCATAAAACAGGAACTTTAATGAATCCTTCATTTGTAGTGGCGCTTAAAGATAGGTCCTCTTTCATCCATGACATTAAAGAGTAATCAATATTCTCAATATCAGAAACAAGCATCCCAATCTCTTTCAATGAAAGGTTGTTAGAATCCATTGGCAATTGTGCAAAGTCAAAATCATTAGGAAGCATCGAATAGCCCCTTTCTGGCGCGCTTGCACTGTGCTGCAATTTCAAATTCTCTACCAGCCTGCCCAAATAGCAGTTTTGGCTCTGATAAGCTGATTATTTCGTAATAATAGTCACCGTACAAAACAAAGTCTCCCTCCCTTACATAGAGATCCTGATCTTCTTCAAGCCTGCGCTTATGGAAATGAATCATAATTTCCCAAGATTTGTCAATCCCGGCGCTTTCCATGTAGTCTGTGGAATAATCTGTGAATTCTACCAGCGCATATACCCGAATTGGGGGCAAGTACGTCTTTTTGATAGCTTCTCCGTACAATTCATGAAAATCGGTGGCTCGTAAATCAATAGGATAATATAAAATTTGTTGGCCTATGACCTTTTCAACCAACTCATCGTTAATTTGTTTAACTAAGTCGCGCTCTTTCTTTCCTAGAAAAAGAGGTGGTGGCGGAGCATCGGGTTTTGACCATTTGTTATCGTCTGACATCTAATAGCTCCTATCCTACAAAAATGGGCAGCGGTGAGCGCCTTAAAGTTTCTTCTGCTGCTGTGGTCTTTTCTTGATCTTTCTTGGCCAGTTCTGGGTATTCAACTTCTTTAAGAATTTCCATCAATTTATCTTTAAGCTGTTCTTGTTCTGCTTTAGCCTGACTAAGCAACTCAGAATGGTTAAGAGTCACACTTTCCCCCGGTATGGGCAATGTTGTAAACTTGCCACGGATTTGTCCTAGCATTTCTTTACACAAAGCCAACGAATACTTGCGAATCCATTGCTTTCCGATCGCATTAATGTTCTCGTATGGAATATTGTCAAACGGAAGTGTATTCAGATTATTGATGCCCTCAATACCAGTATCAATGTCACCTTCTTCATCAAAAATACTTGATTTTATTCTAAATTTAAACCAAATACGATCTAAATAACCAGCAAAATTGTCGGCGCCTCTTGGAGCCGGATATAATCTCAATTTGTTATTAATTAATTCGTATGAATAATGCGACACTCTAGTATATAAAGAGTCTTCATACATTATGGCCTGAAGCTTGTTCTGCCATGTTGGAACAATTTCAAAAGTTGTGTCATCTGCATATTGTCCATAAGTCTGGTAGTTTCCAACCACCCCTACGCCCCCGTAGTAACCGTAAAAACGCCACATAGCTATTGGCGAGCGATAATATACCTTATCTATAATAATTCTTTTATCTGTGACTTTGCCAGAATAATCAATCGCATCACCGTTGTCGTTCACCCCGGAAGCCGATGAACTTGAAATAATGGTCTGTAAGTCGTAATCTTGTTGATTTTTTGTAGTTGTAAAGGAAGCGGAATATATCGTGGTAGTGCCCCCTACGCCGGCCATAGTAGCCATCCCATCCGCTATTTTATTTGTGTAGTTTGCCTCTATTCTTGGAAATCTTAAACTAGCGCTTACGGGGCCTGATGTAACTTGGCCTAAATGGTTGAATGTGCCAGTCACATCACCCAGTGCATCGGATAAGACGTTTTTACCTTGATGTAAGTTGAAGATATACGAATATTCTAAGACTGCCTCTTCATACGCGGCGTAAACATTGGCTGGAGTAAGCTCAATATCAACAACATCGCCGCCGAGCTTCTTATAAACATAGGCAACTTGGTCAGAAGCACCACTGCGGAACGCTGCTGAACCAGTATAAATTCCAAATGGGACCGCGGCCGACACTAACTCGGCCGAACCAGTTGAAGTCAATATAATTGCACTTGTTTGTGATTTTGGGCTTAAGTCTCTTGGCACGCACGAACCCTCCTATTAGGTAAATAGTTGATCACAACCAAAGATAAACACTTATGTAAGATATTTACGAAGTCTTCTTGGTTGTCTTGGTTTTTGTGGTTTTTTGGGTCGTGGTCGCTTTTTTAACAGTGGGCTTTTTAGCTGCGGCCTTGGGTGTTGCTTTGGCCTTTAATGTTGGGGTGGGCTCTTTTTTCTCGACCTTTGGAGCCTCAACTTTCGGAGTCTCAACTTTGGGCGCCTCAACAGTCGCTGCGGCGATGGGAGCTGTTTTTACTCCCTCTTCCGCTAAAAGAGCGGCGCGGCGAGCAGCATCTCTTCTTTTAAACATTAATCTTCTACGTGGGTTCATGATATATCCTCTCTATAAAACATGTAACACTAAATAGTTACAAAATAGCAAAAGCGAAAATCTGAAAAAATAGGCGCCGAAATTTTTTGGCAGATCGACATTTTAAGGCTTTGATCCCCAAAAGAAAACCCCCTCCGAAGAGGGGGCAAAATATAAAGATATATTTTAAAGTGTCGTAAGGGCGCTTGGTCCGGATTGTCCAATGTACCTAATGTACACTAGAACTTTTCCAGCGGTGATGGCCGTTGTACCATTTCCAGTACCTCTATTGATAAAAGCAACTGTAACGCCTGTGGTATTCAGGCCGAGGTTGTCAGCAATCTCAGAAATACCAGCTACGCCGCGGCCGTCGGGGTCATAATCAGTATTACCAACTAATTCCACGACCGCCGTTGTATCGGCGTTGTCGGATACGGATGTTGCAGTTGAAACCAAATCCAAAACTAACGTTTGGTTTGGAGCAAATGTTTCTGTGCAGATAGTATTAGCATCCACAATAGTTACATTTGCTGGTAATGTGCAAACTGTTTTAAGCATGCCATTATCCGTAGCTGTTGCATCGGCGTCCTCAAAATCAATTTCATATACCGCCTCATATACACCATATGCAGATCCTGCGGTCATGAGCGCTGTTGCAGATCGCTTGAGCGAACCAGCCCCCATATCAATCTCTCTCTTTAAATTTTCTATTAGAGCTTGGACTCTTGCCAAGCCTACTCTTTTACTTCCCATGTTTAAAACCCTCCATTTATAATCATGTCAAAAACATATGGTTGAGACTATCATAGTCTCGCCTATAAATAGTGCTGTGTTTTTTACATCTTAAAGTAGTAGAGGAGGCGGCGTGCGTTTATGGGCAAATTGTTAGCAGATTGCTTCAAATATTTATTTATTATATTCACAAAACAGGAAAGCCCCCGTCAAGGACGGAGGCTTTGCACTGAATGTGTTGTTTCTATGGTTTAGCTAGTCTT